CTGTTGGCGGCTGGGATACCAGAAAAGCTGCGGCGGCGTCACAACCGCCCCGTGGCGCTGTTACGTGGCTAGATAACTCAGGTGACATTCACTATGCCTTTGGCACTGCGGACAACCTGTTTACGGCACTAGATTCCAACACGATTATAGATATCACGCCTACCGGGCTGACCTCGGGCAACGTCAATGCAGTCGAGAACCTCGGTTATGGCGGTAACTTCTACGGTAACGAATACTACGGCACGAGCCGGGTTGCTGGGATTCCTACAGAATGCACTACGTGGTCGCTAGATAACTGGGGTGAGTACCTTGTCGCGTGTTCTAGTGATGACGGTAAGCTTTACCAGTGGCAGCTTGATAGCGCTACAAACGCAGCAGTTGTTTCTAACGCACCCACGAGCAACACAAGCATTCTTGTAAGTGAAGAGCGTTTTGTTTTTTGTCTCGGGGCCGGCGGCAACCCTCGCAAGGTTCAGTGGTCAGATCGAGAAGACATCGATACGTGGACGCCTGCTGCAACCAATGAGGCCGGCGATATCGAATTGCAGACCTCAGGCAAGATCATGCAAGGCTTACGTATTCGTGGTCGGGCATTAATCATTACAACCACTGACGCGCATGTAGCATCTTATTCTGGGCCACCAGTAGTTTACGGATTCGAGCGTGCTGGTACGGCGTGTGGCGGTATATCGCGTGCATCAGCCGTGGCAGTAGATGAGGGTGCGTTCTGGATGGGTCAGAAGGCGTTCTTCATTTACAACGGCTCAGCAGTACAAGAGATTCCATGTGATGTCGCAGACTACGTGTTTGACGATATCAACAACTCGCAGGCGTCAAAGGTCTGTGCAGTACATAACTCGCAGTATGGCGAGGTGTGGTGGTTCTACCCATCGCGAGACTCTCAAGAGAACAACCGCTATGTCTCTTATAACTACCAACAGCAGTTTTGGATGATTGGTCATCTATCTCGCACGGCGGCAGTCGATCGCGGTGTGTTCCGATACCCCATGTGGTTCGATGCCGATGCAAATGTTTTCAACCACGAAGTCTCTCTGTCACACGATGGCGATGAGATTTTTGTGGAGAGCGGGCCTATCTTTGTAGGCGAAGGCGAGAACGTCGTACGTGTCACTGAGGTGATACCCGACGAAAAAACGCAAGGGGAAGTCACTGCTACATTCAAGACGCGCTTCTATCCTAACGCCACAGAAAGCTCTCACGGGCCATTTACGATGACAAACCCTACCAGCGTGAGGTTTACCGGCAGACAGCTCCGCATGAGGCTTACAGGCAGTGATTTGACTGACTTCCGTGTAGGCAACATGAGACTAGACGTTAAGCCCGGAGGGCGTCGGTGAGTATTGGGGCATTCCCACCACCACCCGGCGGCCCAGAGTGGAAGCCATGGGGTGAGCGCCTTAATGACTACCTGAGACGGGTACGGTCGCAGCTCGCATTCTTTGAGACAGGCGATAGTGCAAAGGATGACGGCATTATCTTGTGGGACTCCACGGGCTACCCAGTCGTTAGTAGCGGCGGTGAGTTTAAGCAGATCGTCCTAGCGGATGGTCATGGCGACTTTGCCATCACGTCTGATTATGCCTATGCCGCGGCTGATACAACGTATGAATTAACCTACACTGCGGGGAGTAACAACACGGGGCTCACGCAAAGCGGATCACAAATAGCATTCGGTGAAGCTGGTTATTACTTGGTCAGCTTCTCTGCGCAAATCTTCTCGTCAAGTAGTAGCACTGTTGAGTTCGTGTTTTGGCCGAAGATCAACGGAACTAACTTAGGCGGCAGCACGATTAGGACGGCGCTACACGGCAACTCAGAGACCACAGTTGTAAGTCGAACGGCGATTATCAAGGTCGATGCAGATGATTACCTTGAGGTCGCTACGGCCTGTGATAGCACCAATGGCTCATTAAAGGCATTTGCTGCAAACGGCATTTCTGATGAACCTGCATGTCCAGCAACGACTTTAACGATTATACGAGTCCATAGGTGATATAATTGGCAACCATAGTAGAGGAATTAGTGCGGTGTCAGCCTTGGTTAGAGGCAGCTTTGGAAAGAGCAAATGGCACGCACACTATCGAAGACGTGGTTGAGGCTGTTGCGGAAGGAAGAATGCAGTTTTGGCCGGCACCACGAGGATGTGCGGTAACAGAGATTATTAAGTACCCCAACAAAAAGGTTCTACATATCTTTTTAGCTGGGGGTGAGTTAGATCAGATCGTAGATATGGATAGTTCTGCGGCTGATTTTGCACGAATGAACGGTTGCACTGCTATGACAATCGCGGGACGCAAAGGCTGGGCTAGAGTGCTGAAGGACAGGGGCTATGAAGAAGCCTACACAGTATTAGCAAAGGAACTTTGATATGTCAGGTGGAAAAGGCGGCAGTCAGTCAACAGAGGTAACAATCCCACCGTTCATTGAGGCGGCGGCAAAGGAAAACCTCCGACGAGCACAAAAGACGGCTGGTATGGGTTATCTGCCCTATTACGGCCCAGAAGTAGCAGCATTCTCTCCATTACAAGAGCAGGCCATGCGTGCCACTGGCGGTGCGGCAGAAGCTTTTGGTTTAGCCGGCCCCGGCTTTGACCCACTAGCGGGTATGCCTCGCGCTGATTTCTATGACGGCGGCTTGAGGGGATATGGCTCGGGTGGATTATTAGAAGAGGCGCTAGGTGAGCTTGCGACACGCAGCCCAACCCAGTTTGCTGCTTATCGAAACTTGCCCACCCTAACGCCACCTTTAGCGGGCCAGCCTCCTGCCCCTGTAGACGGCGGCTTTTTCCCGTCTCCCGGTGGCGGCGAAGGCGTAAGCACGTACCCCTTTGGGAATCCTTTTCAGCCCGGAGGCGGTAACACTTACCCTGTCTTCAGTGGCACAGATGGATACCCTGCTGTTTTCGGAGGAATGGTTGACTTTTTTGACCCTGAGCTAAGTTCGGCTGCTGGTGGTCGTGGCATATCTCAGCAGATGCAACAACTGCAAGAGCAAGTAGATCAAATGCGAACCCAGCCTGCCTTTGACCCTTCTGGTATTAATGAGCGCATTGCCGGATTGGAAGGCCGTTTCTCTGGTATAACGCCTTTCGACCCATCCAGCTTGCAACAAGATATAAGAGAGTTGCGCGGTCGCGAATCATTCGACCCTAGCGACTTAACTGCGCGTCTTGCTGGGCTAGAAGGCAGAGTAGGCGGGATATCTGGTTTCGACCCATCTGGCCTACAGGCTCAAATCTTGGCTAATCAAGAGCGCATCGGCGGCATGACGCAGTTTGATCCGTCTAGCATAAACGAACGAATCGCTGGGATAGAGGGTCGAGTAGGGGGAATGACACAGTTCGACCCATCTGGGCTTCAAGCGCAGATTTTAGCTAACCAAGAGCGCATAGGTGGCATGGGTCAGTTTGATCCTTCAGGTATTAATGAAAGAATAGCAGGCATTGAAGGTCGGATTGGCGGCATGAGCCAGTTTGATCCCTCTGGCATTAACGAGCGGATAGCCGGTATCGAAGGCCGGCTCGGTGGAATTAGCCAGTTTGATCCGTCAGGCTTGCAAGAGCGCTTGGCGGGCGTAGAAACCCAGCTTGGTGGATATCAGCCATTTGACCCCAGCGAACTGCAAGCGCAAATAGCTTCCTTGCGTGAGCGCCCCACATTCGATCCTTCAGGTTTGCAAGGTCAAATTTCTGGTCTGGAGCAACGACTCGGCGGAATGAATCAATTCGATCCTAGTGGGTTACAAGCTCAAATTGCAGCAAATGAGCGAAGACTATCAGGTTTAGGTCAATTTGATCCTAGCGGCTTACAGCAACAGATTTCCGGCTTAGAGCAGCGCCTTGGCGGAATGAATCAATTTGATCCTAGCGGCTTGCAAGCCCAGATAAATGCTAATCAAGAAAGGCTCGCAGGCATGGGTCAGTTCGACCCTAGTGGTTTACAGTCTCAAATATCGGGGTTAGAGAAACGGTTGGGTGGCATGAGC